TTGGGTATATCCTACATTACGTAGGGGGCCAAAACGTGAGTCGCCCGATAGGATTGGGCCTTCAAATGTACTGCGTGACATGATAATTCCTTATGCAAAAGCCTCTTGTTAATCGTTGCATCGTGACCCCTGGGCGGGTTGGCAACAAGAGAAAAAGTCCCAGATAAGCGAAATATACACTAAATTTAGGGTGTGTCAACAATAATTTAACTGTCACATTAAAAAGATACAGTCCCTACCATGAAGTACAATGCTCGTCAAGTAAATACTATTTTGCCTGAAATTCAGGAAAACTTGCGCTATCTTCAAAAAACGTGTCTGCCGGGAGATACCCTATATGCTACGAGCTCTGGTCATTGGTGGATTCTTTATACTGAGTCCGGTAATCTCGCTGGTTTTTGCGGTCTTGTTTCTTCTACTCGTTGGACTGACTGTATGTACATGTGTCGTGCTGGAGTTCTTAACGCTCATCGGGGGCATGGACTACAAAAAAAACTTATTCAAGTACGGCTCCAAAAAGCGCGGGCGCTGGGAATGAATTGGGTGGTTACGGATACTTACCATAACCCAGCTTCCGCCAATAATTTAATTGCTTGTGGATTTAAAATGTTTGAGCCAACCGATCCTTGGGGCGCAAAGGGGACGCTGTATTGGAGAAAGAAAATTATCCATGCCGTATAAAGACCCAGAAAAACGCAAGGCAATGCACAAAATTTATTCTAAAAATAACTATGAAAAAAGTAAAACTGCCGGTAGTACAAAATTAAAAAAATCAAATCAAGACAAGAAAAAAGCTTGGAAAGACTATAAAGCTACCCTATCTTGCAGCTTGTGCGGGTTCAAGCATCCTGCCGCTATGGACTTCCATCACGTAGACCCAAAGACTAAAGTTAAAGGCGTGCATGAATGGGCGCGTATGGGGTCATATAAAAAAGCGCATGAAGAAGTTACTAGGTGTATTGTTCTTTGCTCAAACTGTCACCGCATATTGCACTACGATTTACAAAACAAAAAGCAAGCCAAACAGCGCAAAAAGAAGGGGGCCGTAGCCCCCTAGATCACTCTGCGTCGTCTTCAGACTCTTCGTCTTCGTACTCGGCTTCTTCCCAATAGTCGCCTTCTTCGTTATACCAAAACCACTCATCAAAACCCTCGTCATACCACCAAGCAAAGCCTTCTTCGTCAAACTCCAACTCGTCGATATCGATACCACCGATTTCTTTTAGTTCGTCAGAGTCATCCAACTCAACGCCCAATGCTTCGTTAAAACGATTCATAATTTCGGCAAGCTTATTTAAACTCTCAGATTTAAAAGTAATCGTTGTGTCCCCAATAGTGGACTGAATGCTAAAAGTAAACATGTAATTCTCCAAAAAATTAACGCAGTCGGGGATGCTGCAGTAGCATCTTACTTAAAATTTATGACAAATCAAGCATAAAAAAGGGCCCCGAAGGGCCCTAGTATTAGTACTATAGTACCAATTAGAATGAACCTGAAGAACCCCAGATTCCGAGAGGATCAGACCATCCAAAAGAATAACGCTCGCGTGATTTATAACGCACGTTACCAGTGTCGAAGTCCCCGTCCATTGACTGAGCCAAGGGAGTACGGATGAAATGTTTCATACCGTTTGGCACATCAGTGGTCAAGAACCAAGCATTGGGATCGGTCAAGAAGTGGTTAACTGTGTAACCTTCAGGAATCGCGCCCATTTGCTTGATAGCGTTGATGTCATTGTTGTTTGTGGCTACGCGGAGTTCGGTATCCAACAAACGTTTTGCAACGAACATCAATGAGGGAGGAATCACCAATTTCTTGGGTTTGGCAGCGATCAAAAGACCACGCTCATCTGTCCAAGCGGCGATCTGAATAACGGCGGCTTCCAAAGAAGTCTCGTTCAAATCAACTTGGGTAGAAGGAGTATTGGAGTTTGTACCACCATTCACCAAGGGGTGAGAAGTATTGAATAGAGACACGCCGTCACCACCAACATAGCTAGAAGTGAAACCGTTGTTTAGAACGGAAGCAGCTTTAACTTGCTTGGTATATGCCATAGCACGAGCCAAACCTTTGGTGTAACGAGCAGACAAGCTGTCGTACAAGTTATCTTCAATCGCCTCTTCAGTGATTGAGAAACCCAAAGCAATGGTTTCGTGGTTATAACGTGTTGTCCATGCTTCTTGCGCATTGTCGTAAGCGATGGCGGTGCCCTCGTTTTTAACAGGTGCTGCAGAGAAACCAGACAATTTTGTCTCTTCTTCAAAAGAACGCTCAGAGGTCTCAGTCTCATAGATCTCTTTGTGTTCTTCGCCGTAGCGAGCATACTCTAGACCGAACAATGCGTTCAAACCTGGGAGCAACTCTTTCAATAGTTGTGCACGTGAAATAGCCATTTGTTAGCTCCTTAATTAAACGCCAGTAGCATTGAAATAACTATGGTAACCGAAGTTCCATGTCACCAATACTTCGGGATAGCCAGTGAAAGTAAACGCAGTAGCGGTAGACTGAGCAGTAGCAACTGCACGGTTAATCGTCACTGTTGTACCGTTTACGGTTGTAACATAGGTATTGCTACCTGCGTTAATGCCGGGGCCAGAAACAGCCATACCGGGATAGATAGCGCTATTAGCTGAAGACAAAGTAATTGTCGTAGAGCTGGAAGTAGCGTTTTGAGCCACGCTCACTGCTGTGTCAGGCACCACACCAACGCAACGGAAAGGAGCGCTAGTAGTCAATGGTGTAACGGCAGAAGTAGTTGTAGCAGAGGCTGACAAAGCAACACCACCAAGTGAGTCACCTGTAGTAGTCAAACCACCGGGGCCTGTGTACAACATGTTAGCGCCAACGTATGCTTGGTTAGCGTATAGAACCGTTTGGCTTTGTGCAGAACCACCGTTAACAACGACAGCTTTGAACACAGCTTGAGGATCATCTACGACGTACGCAATAGCGTCAGGAGCAGTTGTACCACCTTGCCAATATTGGAAACGGTTTTTGCCGTAAATTGGGCCGCCAGTAGTAGAGTACTCACAACCAACAAAAATACCAATAGTTCCAGCTTGGGCTGAAGTAGTGTTATATGCAAGTTGTGTAGGTGTCACGCAACCAATGTTGTTGCCTGTACCAATATCAACAACGTCACCGTTGAAGATCGAAGTGCTGTAACCAGTCACAATGGGGAACATGCGGGTTGAACCCGAATATACTCGACCACCGATCAAGTTAACAGGCTTAAGCCCATAAGGGGCTGGAATAAGCGGATAAGCCATGTTTTTTCCTTAAAAAATTAAGAACCTGAACCAAATGAAACCTTTGAGCGCTTCTCAGCAAAGAGAGGCATTCTAGGGTCGCTATCTTTCATAAACGTGTTATCTACCGATTCCATTTGAGCTTTGTTCTGATTGTTGTAGAACTCGGCTCGCTGTTTCAGAAATTCTTCTGGGATTCGGCACAATAACAAACCACCAATTTCAATATTGCCTTTGAACCGGCCTTCTTGATTGGCGTGCATCATTAACTCAGGATATTCTTCCGCTTTAACGGGTTCGTATCCTTCGCGCAACTTAGAAGAAATATTACTGGCGTCAGAAACACCCATCATACTAATGCGAATGTAACGATGCTTCCAGCCGGGTCGGTCGTTTGGCATTGGTAGACTATCCGGATTTTGCCAACTAGTGGGTCTACCAGCGGCAATTCTGTCATCCAATTCACGAGCCAATCTATTTTGTGCAGTAGCAGTCATTTTCATTCTCCATTTCTAAGTTGAGCAACCTGTTTCGCATATAGTTCCAAAGGAACCCCAAGCCTACGAGCAATCGCAGCTTCAGATGCCTTCAACCTAATACGGTTAGGTGGTGTGCTACGTGTAGCAGGAGCTACAACATTAGCGGGTTTTTGTGCACGGCGTGTATCTTCGGCCGGTTCTTCGCTCTGAGTTTCAAAGTTCTCAGGAAATCGTTTTCGCATGGTCGCGTCAACTAATTTGTAGTACTCTTTAGTTCCAACGAATTCTTGACCCCGTTCTTTTAATAGCTTACGGTGTAAGCCAAGTGCGGTGCTAGTCATCTCATCGTCTTGTCCAAACCAAGGATTGTCCGCTTGCCATTCGCTATCGCGTTCTGTAACTTGCGGTTGCACTTGTTGAGTACGTTGTGGTGTTTGTACCACCCTTTCTTCAACTTGTAAAGGTTTTAAATTTTGAGCTTTGTCAATTTGCAACATTGCGTTAGCAATTTCTGTCTGCGCATCAACCAAACTATCAGTATCACCCGCCTCATAAGCTTCTTTATATTTCTTTTTAGCCATCGCCAAAAGAGATTCTGCAGAATGTTTATTCTGGTCAATGATGATCTGAGACCCTTGAGAAAGCTGCTGTTGCAGGCGTTTATTCTCATCAATTACTTGTCGGGCATAGTTTTCAGCGGCTTCGCGTTCGCGTAGGGCTTCTTCTTTAGCACGGCGTTCATCGTGGTAGCCACGGGTAAATTTCTTAATCCGGGCTTGTACTTTTTCGTCATAGTTAGACAACTCATCGTCGGTTGGATCTTCGGGCGGCTCAGCCATTGGCTTCCTACCTTTATCCTCTGGGGGAGTATCGTCTTCTATTTCAAAAGAAAAATCGTCTTCAGCAGCAGCCTTTTTGGGCTCTTCCACCTTTTCATCGGGGAATTTAAAGTCTTGATCAGCCATGTTTTACTCCTTATGCAGCACGGGTAATTCCGCGCGGATCTTCAACAACAGCTTCGACGCTATCGTCATTAATTAGACGAAACTCTCGGCCGTGGATTTTCAAGCGTGTGCCTGAATTGGGTCTGCAGATAATGAAATCACCTGCCTTGCAGCGGGGGCCACTGGGGAACCGCGTAATATCAGAATAGGCTTCGGGGCCCATCTTGATCACAAATAAGACGGGGGTAAGCATTTCCTCTTTCCAAATTTCTTGGCTAGATTTAATAATCCCAATCTCACTGTCTGCATACTCTTCCATTGCTTCAGGGACTACGGTTAGTAGCATGAACCCTTTTGGATCTGGAATTTGCTTTGCTTTCTGCTCGGGATCCTTGTTAAGAATACCGGATAAGTCAATAGCATTAACGTCAAACTCACTCATCATCTATCTCCAAACGTTGCACGAGGTCTTTGACAAGAATTTCTGCGTGGCCTAGACCCCGGATAGTCCCACAGACGTAACGGTAATCAGCAAAGTCTTTTGCTGAGCCGCTTCCTAAAAACTCAGTTTGCTCTTTTACGATTTTGTCAAGTTCTCGTAAAAGGTGATGTAACACTCGATCAGCTTCCATTATTCCCCTCTAGGTTTGTTTTTCGCAGATTGCATAAAAGATTGCTGGCGCTGTTGATTAATCTGTGCTTTGTGCTTGCTAATATCCACGCCTAGCCTTGTACCCTCAAGGTGCATTTGTTTATCTAGTTTGTCTTTAGCTGCGGCAGCCGTTGCCCCTACCTGCATAGCGGCGATTTGTTTTTGGGCCTCGATCCTAGCTTGCTCAATCTGCAACTGCTGCATTTTGGCTTGTGCTTCGGATTGTTGTTTCTGAGCTTGAAGCTGCAACTGCTGCTGTTTAATTTGTAGTTCTTGCTGCTGCATTTGGATGATTGGGTCTTGCGCTTGTTGCTGAGCTTGCTGTTGTGCGGCTTGGGTTTGATGCTGCTGTAGTAACTGCTGGGCTGCTTGCGCTGCCAATTGAGCAATCTGATCCGCCATCTGTGGATCCATCCTGTTTTTAGACGGGTCATTATCGTCATGCGGGGGCAACTGTAGGCCAATCTGTTGTTCAATCTTCTGTCTATATGAGAAGGCCAAGTGCTCATTGATGTGGGCCATAATCGCCGCTTGCATCGTCTGCGCTTGTGGGTTTTGACCGATGATCTGCTGCATCATGGGGTCTTGCATCATCGCTTGGTGCACAGAGATATGCGCTTGGTGGTTCTGCTCAATGAACGCTTTGTTGGGTTTACCTGTGAGGAAGTTCTGGTTCTCCTGCACGGGGTCTGTTGGTATCTCGTCATCTTGCGTAGGCACGAGCTTGGCTGCGTTCTTTATACCCAAAATCTCAATCATCTGGCGATGGAGCAGGGGTAAGTTGTACAACTGTGGAGCTGACTGGGCTAACTGCAATACCGCTTGATACTGCACAATCTTCTGTGCCATTGTTGCTGCGTTGGGGTCGCTAACAGGAATCACGTCCACCATGTCGTAGTCGGACTTCTTGGCTTTCCTATCTCCCTCGGCGGGGTCGTAGCTATACTCTTCTGGGCAGTAGTCGGCTATGATTACCTTGAGTAACTTGAACTCTTGCTTCATCGCAAAGTGCAATCTAGCTTGCACCGCTGTCATCACCTTTAGCGTTCTCTCCAATAGAGCCAACGTTGTACCCACTGGGGCTTGGCTAGACATATCACTTACGTTCATATCTCCTGAAGACGCAAACGCTTACCTTCTTGCACAATATTTTGTAGCAAAGCAAACAAAACTTGGCTTGGTTCTTTATAAGGTAGTGGTAAAATATTATCGCGGATACTTCCGGAAGGCACATCCACGTCCCTAAATTCTCCGGGA